GGTCTTGGTTGCTCCCCTTCAGGAAATAATGATTCAGCTAATTCAGGAGTAAATTGAAGCATCTGAACAAGGAATGCTTTCGCTTGGTCAACTGTTAAGATGCCTTCATTTACGTTGGTCATAATACCCAATGCTGATGAAATCTGCGCTCCGTTGTAACTTGCTTCTTTGTCTTTTGCAATCAAATCAAGTTCAGCTTGTGTTTCATTGCCTTGTGGTTCTATGCCTTCAGATGTTGGCATATCAATAACAGAAACAACTGCTTCTTCTTTGACTTCTTTAAACCTTACATCTTCACATTCTAATTCAGCGAAGATTGGACTTAGAATTTCAAGGATTTGCTCTCTTCTTGGAATGACTATCTTCTCCATCATTCGCTCAGTAGCAAATGCAAGTTCCTCCGTTTCGCTTGTGAACCCTGCACCCTTAGAATTTAAGCCACTAATCAAATTAGCTGATGGTATTCTGTGTGCTTTTAAGATTCCAATTTCAGCAGTTTCATATTGGTTTTCGTAAATCTTGTCAATACCTGTTAAGTTAGGTGTTGAAAAGGTTGGTGCATTACCACCTTGTCGGTAAAAGGTTGTGATAACCTTACCTGCGTTTGCTGCTCCTGTTGTTTGATGTTGTGTTTCAACCGAATCTTGTTTGTCAATTTCAGCATCTCCACTTGTTTCTTTTGATATAATCATTGAAGGGAACATACCATTCTGTGCTCCGTGATTATGCATCATATAAATCGCAATCTCCAATTCAATAGCATCTGCTGCTGAAAGGTATTTAGGTCTTCCGTAAGGTGTGTTAAATGTTCCTGAATCGTAATAGTAAAGAAGTGACTTTGCTTCCTCGTTATTGTAGCTATTTATGTAATTATTTTTGTAGTTATAAATTGGACTTTTTGGATTCCAATCTTCCTTGTAAGAAAACCTGCAAGGATAACCATCCTCTAATTCTACAACTCTGAAATGTGCTACGTTAATGTTTTCAATCGCTTTGATTTCCATTAATGGATTTCTGCGAATCTCTAAAGAAATACTTTCTTGAACAAGCAAACCTGAAGCAATAGAAAGCAAGTTTTTCTTTTTGAAGAACTCTTGCAATTTTGCATTCTTTTCTTTGTCCTCACAGGTTAATCCTAAACCAACAATTTGTTGTGCCAAATCGTCAATAATACATTGATGCGTTGGACTATTATTGTAAAGTGAATTTAGGTAGTTTGAAAAAAGGTTATCAAACGCATTTGGATAGTAGGTGCTTAACCTTCTTTGTCCTTGTATTGCGTTGGTCTTATATCTTGATAATTGAATCTTCATTACGCTAATGTGAAATCTAATGTATAATCAAAGGTGTTATTAGTATCTGTATCTTCTAAGAATCTAATCACTCCTTTTTTTAAATCCACATCTGTTTGCGATATGGTATAAAAATAGGTATCATCTATCAATTGAGATGTATCTGCTACATCTAAATTAAATGAATAATACCCATCGCTTATGGTTGTGATAACTGAAGAAAAAACAAGCTGACTTCTTGAAGGACTATCAAGAGTAATTGTAATTGTATCACCAACTACGTTACTTTGATTTAGCCTTACTCGTATCGGACTTACCTGATTCTTCGTTATCGTTATCACTTACCTTTTTCTTTTTTGGTTTAGGATTCTGTAAAATTACTGATTCTAATTCAGGAAATTTTAGTATCACCCATTCAATATCTTTAAAAGTAGTAGCATCCGAAATCTCGAATGCTACCCTTTTGTATTGGTATTTACCTTTTTTTAGAACCACTCTTTTTGGCTTTAGTTTCTACTTTTGGTAATTCCAAACCCATCAATTTGTACTGAGCAATTACCTTTTCTTTGTTGGTAATATATGATTTTAATTCAGGATTATTCTTGAGAAACTTTTCAATTTCCGTTTTTTTTGTTTTAGCGTCTATAATCAACTTAGATTTAGAGCCTTCGTAATTCCCAAATAAATACATAATTAAGCAGGTTCAGTTATAGCAAATGCAGCAGTAAATTCTGCAAAGTCAACCATTGGCATCGGTGCAGTAGCTTCTTCCATCAAGGTTAAAGTTACTCCTTTAGCATCTGACAAAGCAGTTCCTGAAGTACCTGCATCACTACCTGTTGCTGAACAACCTCTTTCGTTGCCCATATAAGTGTAACTTCCGTTTACCCATTTGATTAAAACTTCTGTTCTTCCCTTAACCAAGTTTTCGGTCAATGTAGAAATTGCAGCCGAATAACCATCCAACTTAAATTCCAAATTTCTATCGTATTTAAACGCATTTGAAGTAGCATCTGAAGTAATAGGTGTTGTAACTGTTGAAGTATTAAAAACAGGCTCAACGTGATATGCAGGAACTAATGCTCCTGCATTTGTAATTGTCAATGCTCCGTTGGTAATACTAAAAACTGCTTCCGAACTTTTTCTCGCTTCGTGATCTATAAGGTAGATTGAGTCAATTCCTGAAGGAGTTGCACAACCTCTTTTGTAGGCACTTAATATTAATGTACAAGACATAGTCTTTTCGTTTTAGTAATGAAGGGGAGCGAAATTAATCACTCCCCAATTATTTGAATTATGCTGAAGTGTCCTCGTAAGTAACCCAATCAGTTGTAACTGCTCCTGCTCCGTATCCGAAGTTTCCGAAGATGTTAGCTTGATTTTTCAAATTGTCTCTTTGGTCAATTACATCTAATGAAATAATATCATTTGGTGCAGATGGTAATCCTATTCCTAAGTTTGAAGTCTTACCAAGTACTGCCCATCTTGAGTTCAAGTTTGGAACAACCTTAATTCCGAATCCACCGAAGTTAGTTGGCTCAGAAGAAAGAACTGCCATATTTTGAGTCTGTAAACTTCTTCTGTATGCCCAAGCAGTTGCAGGAGAAACGTGGAAGAATACATCAGCTTGCTCGTTTAATAAAGCAGTTGGAATAACGTCAACCATTGCATTGAGTCTTGCTTGGATTGTTGTAGGGTCTACTAATGAATTAGCACCTGAAAGGATTTGACCTGTTAATGATGCAGCAGTTAGCTTGTCATTAATTAATTTACAGAATCCGTTAATAGTTGCCGTAGGGTCACCTGTTGCTCCTGCGTTAGAACTCCATAATTCGCTTTCTACAACTTTTAATGCTTTCTCAGAAATGTTTGAAACCATTGCTACTTTCAACTCTTCAGGAATACCCATTGCGTGAATGTTAGCTACTGCATCTTTCCACTCTGTGTTCTTGAACAATTCGTAAGGTAACGGAAGGTTGATTGACTTTTTGTCAATTGTAAACTCCGTGTCACTGATTAATGCCGTACCTGATTCTGAAGGTGCATCTGAATATATTTGAACGATGTCTGTTCCTGTTGTCATTTCCCACATTGAGAACTTATCTCTTGTGCCTTGAACTTGCTTAATTCCAAAACCTGCATCAAAAGATGCTGCTTGTAATACTGCCTCCAAAAATACTTCCTCTACTCTACTTATCGAGTCGGAAGCCTGTGTAATAGTTACTGCCATTTTTTAGTAATTTAATCTGTTGTTAAAATAATTTGCAACTGAACTTCCGCTTTCGTTGCTTAGTTTAGTGATTGATTTTGGTGCTGCGTTTGACACCTTTGATAATTTTTCTGTATTTAAGTTTGTTGCTTTTTCAAGGCTTGAAAGTGTTTCTTTAACTGAAGCCAACTCAGATTTCATTTCTTCGTTTTCTTTCTTCATTGATTCAGCAGCTTCAACTTGTGCAGCAACTGCATCAACTAAAGTGTCAATTAAAGCACTTACGTCTTCTTTAGCCACTTCTTTCACTTCTTCAACAACCTCTTCTTCCATCATCTCTTCCTTCTTGTTGTATCCCATTTCTTCTTCCTTGTCTTTCATCAAGTCTTCAGCTTCGGTCATTGATACTAAAACACCACCTTCAATAGTGATTGTCTTACCATCTACTTCAAAAGAACCTTCAGCAGGTACAGTCATTGCTTCGTCAGCGTAAACTTTAGCACCTTCCTCAAAAGATTCAGCATAAATTAATACTCCTTCACCAACATCCATTGATGCCAATTCAGTTTTTTTGCTTGGTATCATTTCACCAAGTTTTGTTAGAATAGCATCTAACTTCAAGTTTGTGTTACTCATTTCTGATTTATTTAATTGTGTTAATTCGTGATTCATATCAGCTTCTACTGAAATTCCTTTATAAGTTCCGTCTTTAATCTTTGCCCAAACATCATCATTTGAAATGTACGTTCCTTGCATCCAAGTTTTAGCAGGTACTTTAAAACCTAACTCTGTTGCTTTGTCATTTAATGGATTTTCAACTATCCAATTTTCTACAACATCAACACCTTCCAACTTTTGGTTTTCGTTGTGTTCGCTATTCCATTCGCCCAATGTTACCTTTTTAAGCATATAGTCTTTGGCGATGTCCTCAATAGTTTCTCCTGAAAAATAAATTTCGTATGGGTCACCTGCATCTGATACTCTTGGAATAATTTTGTCAGGGATTAAAACAGGCGAATATATCATTCGCTTTTCGTCTTGAACTGAAAGCTGAATAGGCTTATCTTCTTTTGATAAAAAAATAAAGTCAGTTTCAATTGCAGGAGATTCTACTAATGCAATTCTGAATACAGAACTATCCAACCAATCTTTCTTTTTAAGTTCAAATCTTTTCATTAACGCAAAATTAAAGAATAATACAA